ATTTTATGCTCCGAATGTTGTTCCAGTTGGTAGGATGTTGAAATCAAGTTGGATAAATTCCGCAACTCTTGTAGGCTGTAGGTATATTGTACCAACCAATTGATTCCTATCGATTACACTTGGTGTATTGTTTGTCTCGTCCATCACAACTTGGAAGGAATAAAGACCTTGACGCTGTTGTACTGTCTCTAGGTATGGATTAACTTGATTTAAGAATTTGTTCCTTGTAACTTGAGTGTTTGGTTCGAATACGATAGTTTCTCCTATCTGACGAATATATCTCTTAAGAGCAATCAATAATCTTCTAACGTTTACGCGATCTAATGCAGATGCTTTTGCTTGAAGAGTTTTCTGACCGTATACTACTGTTCCAACTCCAGGGAATGTTGCGATTGGGTTAACTTTCGCTTGATATAGAGTGTTTCTGTCGTCTACGCTTAGTCTTCTTTCTGGTCTTAATACTGTTGACATTCCTCCGCGATTTAGACCAGCTGGTGCGAACCATTCTGCTGATACTTTATCGTTGTATTCGTATACTGCGGGAATCAAAGTAGAAGCTGGTACGAAATTAATCTTACCTGTTTCACGACTTGCTATTTGAACCCATGGCCAATAAGTAGCTCCGTAAGAGTTATCTATGCCTTGAGCTTTTCCAGTAGTTGTTAATATTTGCTGACCATAACATACCATGTCTATTACTGCTATAGCATCTCCGCGATTCTGTGCAAGTGATAGAAGTCCGTTTGTTACTGTAGCTCCGTTTTGAGTGTTCATTCCTGGAGCGTAGATCACGTTGTAATCGTAAGCATCTCCGTTTCCAAGAAGACTGATTGCTGTAGTATAGTTTTCTACGAAAAGACCTTGTACGTTATATAATGGAGTAGTTACTGTTGCGTTGTTTATTCTGATATTCTCAAACATGTTGAGAGGCGCAATATTATAGCATCCCCAAATAGCTCCATTAGCTGTTCCAAAAGATCCTTGAGAAGATCCTGATCCTGCTAAAGGTAAAGATGATGTGTATTGAGAATATGGTTGACCATATTGATTCAAATATCCAGGTGTTGGAAGATCAACACTCTTAACTCTTACATACTTAGACTTATTTGCATAAGATCCTGTGATTTGTAAATACCATTTACTGTTTTCTTCAACAGGAGTTTCTTTAACGTCTCCTATCACATAAGTGATGAAGTTGTTTTGATTTGGATCCAAAGATATATTATTCCATGTTTCTAGAATAGATTTGTTCTGTTGGTAATCATCGCCTCTTCTTATGATCAAGCTAAATACTCCAGATCCTGTATCTACATATGAAATTTCCCATCTGATGTTTGCTGAAGATCCGGAAGGCAGAGTTCCATTTACTGAAGATCCTAATTGACCATTGTTGTTCATTACTATACCTTCTGTTAGAGTTTCTAACACGAAAGAAGCTGTTGCTGCTGCGCCTGCTGCAGTATAACGAGATGCTACAGAAGCTGTTGCTGATGTATAAGATCCTGAAGCTACACGAGTAACTAAAAGAGAATTACCACCTTGTTCGAAGTAGTTAAGCGCTGCAATTGAAGTTAGATATTCGTAAGGAGCTCCTCCTGAAACGAAAGCTGCACCGAATGTTGCCTTATAGTCTGAGTAAGATGTTACAAGAGTTGGTTTGTTCACCGGACCTGTAACAGTTGGTCCCAAGATAGCAGCTCCTGCTGATATTGGACCTTGTGTTATTTGAGATAGGTCGTTCTCTTGAATAAATACTCCTGGAGATATGAGAGTTTCTGCCATTTATTTTGTTTTTTATCTAGCAATAAATATCGAAACTTTTGTCAAAACATATTTATTCGACAACTGTATATTCGCCTGTTTCAAGACTTATGTTTATGTTTCCATAAGAAGCTTTCAAATCTGAGAATAGTTTTTCTTCTTCTTTTCTAAGATCTATGACTCTCTGCTTTTGAGAATCTATTTGGAGATCTAAAATTGTCTTTTGATAATGTAATTCTCCTAAAGTAGAAGCTATTTCTACTGCTTCTTTTTTAATGAAAGAGATTCTATCTAATTCATTTTGCGAAATCTTTTTTACTTCCGACATAGACTATTTTTTTTTGCTTTGAGTTTTAGCAGATGTTTTCTTTGGCTCTGTGGCCTTTTTTTCAGTTGATTTCTTTTCTTTTACTTGAAGTTCCTTTTTTGGTTTTAGAGCTTTAGCAACGATAGATTCAACTTTTTTAACATCTTCTACAATGATAGATTCAACTTTTTTGAATTTCTCAATTGTTTCTTTTGCTTCGATTGAACTCTTTGGTTTTGAAACTGCGTAGGCTACTAAGCCTGTTGCCACAAGAATGGCGATAATTAGTACTAACATACGTTTTTTATTTATAAATATATGTAAATAAACAAAGAAAACTTTTTAGTGACTATTTTTTAGATCTCGGTCTCTTCCAATGTAGAAACTTCAGATACTTTATACTTACGTCCTGTTGGATCAGCTGCCTGGAGCTCATCCGCTTTAGCCTGAGCTTCAGCTTCTGTGTCGTAAGAATATATAGGATCATTAGGATTAAGCTGAGCTACCCATATCTGATCGTTTCCTGGAACGAATTGCATTAATACTAAATACTTCATGATTTTTGTTTTTATATTGTTTTTAAATTTTATCCTCTATTTGTATCGTACATGTGACCAAGCATATCCACTGACACTAAGTGAGGTGTTACACCCACATTTTTGTTTATTGTTACTCCAAATCCTATTTGAGAGGCAGTGATAGAGACAGTTGCTAATACATCTGAAGCTATATTCCAAGTAGTGCTATCTGTAGAATAAAAGAAAGTTGCTCTATTCCAAGGACCATTTACGTATATTCCTAACCAATTATAATTCGTATCGACAGTTGGACCTGTATTCACTGAAGAAGACACACTTCCAGACGCTATTACTCCAGTCCAAAGATTACTATTTGGAGCTCCTACACTAGATCCACTACTATATTGCCAATAGACTCCTCTAGTTGGATATACTCTACCTACAGCATCGTGCCATCCAGCCCATATTTGAGAGTTTTGTGTACCTGGAGCAGAAACTAATTGCTGAGGCGCAAGACGTGTAAGCATAATTGCGTGTCCGAAACCCGGTTGTATAGAAGAAGTTAGCGTGGATCCAATGTGAACCCTTCCAGCAGCGGTAGTTCCGGTGGACATTTCTATAGTTCCCATGGGTCTCTCGGTCGTATTCGACAAATAAGAACTAGTTCCAATTAGAGTGCCTGCTCCATTTGAAATTGAACCCCAAATTCCACTACTAGCTGTAGTAGGTTGACCTCCTAAGAAATCGTCAAACTGATCAAAGTATCCATTAAATCCTATACCGTCTGAGGCACCTATTTGATTCCATTTTTGAGTAAATCCATCATACAGCAAGCTTATTGATGCACTGGGTAAAAGGAATGCAACGTCACCAATAAAAAATCTATTTGCATCAGTAGAAGAAACAGAGTTGTCTTCTATTATGATTAATCTATCGATAGAACTATTTCTTATAATAGCTATCCTACCAGTGCTACCTCCTGCGAGTCCTGTTATCTTTAGCGAATTACTCGCTGATACAAATATTGTTGTTGCTTTATTTGGATCCGTATCATTCCAACCTGTAGGAGAGAAATTGTTTTGATCTACTGATACGCTAGCTGTAACTACGTTATATACTAATTGTCTAGTTACTATACTTCCAGTAATAGATCCAGTAACAATTAATTCGTTGCTGATTCTAATAGATCCACTCACATCTAAAGAATGGGAAGGCGCTACCGTTCCAACACCTATATTTCCAGAAGAGGAGATAAAAAAAGCTCTTATTGCGTTTGCTCCATCGACTTCAAAAACTCCTCTTGTAGTTCCTGATACGTGAAGTGATGCTGTTGGATTCGATAATCCCAATCCAATTAATCCGCTAGCACTTGCGTATAATACTTGATAAGCATTCAGTCCATCTATTTCAAATAATGAATCTCTAGTTCCAGATATGTGAAGAAGGCTTTGTGGATTAGATAATCCTACTCCTATGTTTCCGCTAGAAGACACTAACAAAGTAGCTGATGAAGCAGAAGTTTCTACTCTAAAAAGTACATTAGCTCCAGAAACACTACTTGATAAGTGTAATAAAGCAGTAGGTGTTTCTAATCCTACTCCTACCCTAGATTGAGATACGAATAAGGCTTTTTGTCCGTATTGTCCTATCCTAACTGTGTTGTCTGAAAAGGCTTCTATGACAGGTAAACCAGCGATAGTATTAACGGAGAACAAAGATCCAGATAAAGAATCGTTAACACTGAATAAACGACCTGCTGCTCCGTCTACAGTGAATATAGAAGAAGTTGCTACGCTACCAGATCCCCTTACGTTCATTACGTTTGAGCTACCTGATACTTGTAATCTTGAAGATGAAACTGTGGTTCCTATAGAAACGTTATTACTAATAATCAGTGATCCTGTTACAATACTGTTATTTAAAGCAATGACACCATTTCTGGCTACAAATTCAAAAGCCATATAATTTGTGTTCTAGATCCCTATCCCTAGAACGGGGGTTTACA